CACGAAAGGATTAAGATATGCGATTGATGATAACGGTAATGCTCTTGCACTTGAGCAGTTTTATACTGCGTATGATAAGTATAGTTGCACCAGAGGAGATGTTGAAGGAATTCGAGTTGCAGAGAAAAAGAGAGAAGAGGCTTTCCCCTTGGGACCGCCATGTCTAAATAAGTTAGCTGTAACAGGATTTGGACAAGGATCTAGAAACAATGCTTTGTTTAATATAGCCGTATACTACAAACAATCTGAACCAGATACTTGGGAGGATAAAATTGTAGAAGCAAATTTAAAATACATGGACCCACCATTAAGTAATAATGAGGTTCAACAATTAATTAAATCTGTAAATAAAAAAGGCTATGACAAATATAGATGCAAGGATGCACCAATAAATGCTGTATGTCAATCAGGATTATGCAGAACAAAAAGATTTGGTGTAGGATTTGGTGAAGAAGAAATGCCGGTCCTTGGAAGTTTAACTAAATATACTTCTAATCCTCCACAATGGTTTTTAAATGTAGATAAAACTAGAATAGAATTAAAATCAGAACAATTATATAATCCAGGTATGTTTGCACTAGCATGTTTGGATCAAGCAAATAAAATTGTACCCGTACCAAAACCAAAAGATTGGAAACAACATTTTTTAAAACCTATGATGTCTAATCTACAAGAGGTAGAACCTTTAGAATCATTAGATCCAATAAATGAATTAACAGGATTGTTACAAGACTGGACTACCAACAGACAATCAGCAAGAACAAAAGACGACATATTTAACAGATTGCCATACACAGAGGATGGTTTCACATATTTTAGAATGGAAGACTTTTATGCATTCTTAAAGAAAAATAATTGGGACATGGATAAAATTAAAACAGGTAATTTAATTAAAAGACTTGAAGATATATTTGTAGAAGAGACACGAATAAGAGTTAAGAATCAACAACCAAGAGTAATAAAAATAAAAACAATGAAAAAAATAGATGCGAGTATATCGCCAGTTAAATATCAAGAGGAGGTGTTTTAATGTCTAAACCAAAAACTTACGACAGAGATGTTGGTAAAAATTGGCATCTTAGATTTAGATTAATTATACAAGAACTGACAGAGGAATTAGAATTAACACAGATACAGCTACAGATAGCAGAAAGGAAATTAAAAAAGTATGAAAACAATAATACTAGGTCCACCCGGAACCGGAAAAACAACAACGTTGTTAAACTTAGTCGACGAATTTATACAAAATGGGATAAGGCCTAAACAAATTGGTTACTTTTCATTTACAAAAAAAGCTGCAAACGAAGCGGCCGATAGAGCTGCAGAAAAATTTGGATTAGATAAAGAAAACGATCTACCATTTTTTAGAACTTTACATTCCTACGCATTTAATCAACTAGGTATGTCCAAAGAGAAAATGATGAAGACAGAGGACTATAGAGAATTTGGACAGAAATGTGGCATACCAATTAAGACAGCAAAGTATTCAAACGAAGACGGAACTTTTAATTCTGACAATGAGTATCTTACAATCATAAATACAGCACGAGTAAAACGTATGGATTTACTTGACTATTATGACTCTAGACAAAACATGTTAGACATTGAACGCAATACGTTGTATCTATTAGCTGAAGAGTTAAATAAATTTAAAAAAGAAAAAGGTTTGAGAGATTTTACAGATTTACTAGAGAATTTTATTGATGGTGATGTCCATAACAAATTTAAAGTTTTGTTTATAGACGAAGCCCAAGACTTATCTTTGTTACAATGGGACATGGTAAGAAAAATATGGAGCCGTGCAGAAAAAACTTATATAGCAGGCGATGATGACCAAGCGATATTTAAATGGGCAGGTGCAGATGTAGATCATTTTATCGCACTTAAAGAAGAAGTTGATGACATACAAACACTAAATCAATCTTATCGAATACCTGGTGGACCCATACACGAACTATCTCAAAATATTATTAACAAAGTACAAAATAGATTTGATAAAGATTACAAACCAAGATTAGAACAAGGAATTCTAAAACGATATTCCGATCCAACCCAAGTAGATATGTCATCAGGTAATTGGCTGGTGTTATCATCAGCCAATTATTTTTTAGATGATGTTAAAGAATTATGTCAAATTCGTGGTTGGTATTATCAATACAAGGGCATGAACTCTATACCTTTAAAACTATTATTAGCTTTAAACAACTGGGAGTCATGGCGTAAAGGTGAATCACTAAACGCATTAGAAATAAAAAATATATACGAATATCTTGGAGATAATGTCATGCCTGGATTTCAAAAAGGTAAAACATTGCACTCTGATGTAAAATATAAAATTGAAGAATGTAAAAAAAATCATGGATTGATGACAGGTAATGTTTGGTTTGAAGCCTTTGAAGGTCTTGATCCTATCACAGAAAATTACATACGTAACATGAGAGCCAATGGCGAACAAATAAATAAAAATCCAAGAATTATGATGTCAACAATACATGGAGCTAAAGGTGGTGAAGCTGATAAAGTTTTACTTATGCAGGACCTAACAAATGCAGCGTTGGAAACTTTCAGTCATGACCCTGACGAATTACACAGACTCTTTTATACGGGAGCGACGCGCGCGAAACGTGAATTGCATATTGTAGATCCTAAAAATTTTGAGAAGGCATATTTAATATGAAAAAATGTATAGAGTGCTCGACAGTTTTTAAACCTAAAAATATACATCATAAGTATTGTAGTAAAGAATGTGGAATAAAAAAATGGAATCAAACTTATGTTTCACCTGTTCCTAAAGGAGAAATGTTTCAAGATTCTGTTAAGAAAAAATGGAACATAGGAGAAGAATTAATTTGTAGAGAGTGTGATAAAAATTTTATTAAAAAATATGTTAATCAAAAATATTGTTCTCCGGAGTGTAGAGATATTTATAATAAAAGAATAGTTGATGCAAGATATGCAGAAAAAAAGAAGCAACAAGAAATAGAAGATAAATATTATGGCCGAACCAATTAATTTTGATATTATAACTTGCATATATTGTGGTGAACCTGGAAGAGATAGGCATCATTACAAAGAATCTGTAGCTAACTCTGGTCAAAAAAGAAGATATAAACGAGGTGAAACATTACCTGCATGCAGAGAGTGTAATATGTTAATTGGAGCATTAACTCCTACATACACAGAAACATGTTATTTGTTATATGATAAAGTATCTGACAGACATAAAAATGTTTTATCTATACCTAATTGGGAACAAGAAGATTTAAAAGAATTAGAAGGAAGATTAAGAAGAACTACAGTTTCTAAAATAAGAAAGAAAAAAATTATTATGGAACGATTAGATTTTTTATTAAGAAATGCACAAAGCACATTAACGTATGAAAATATAAAAGATATAATTTTTTATGGAGGATAACTATGAGTAAAGTATGGGACAAGCAACACGGAGGATCACACTATCAAAAATATAAAATTCAACCTAGCAAGTTTGTTGTTGAGAATGAGTTGTTATATCCTGAGGGTTGTGCTATAAAATATATTATTAGACATCGAGATAAAGGAAAGAAACAAGATTTATTAAAAGCAATACATTTTATAGAAATGATTATTGAAAGGGATTATAAGTGAGAAGCACACAGATACCATTGTTTACACCTGAAACAGAATGGGTAACACCAGACGGATTAAAAGATTTAAAAGGTTACAAAGAAATAGCAATAGACTTAGAAACAAATGATCCTAATTTGTTAACACTTGGTTCTGCTAACGTAGCAGGAGATGGACATATTGTTGGTGTTGCTGTAGCTGTTGATGGTTGGAAAGGTTATTATCCTGTAGCACATGAAGGTGGTGGTAACATGGATAAGAAATTAGTTTACGCGTGGTTGCAAGATATATTTAATCAAACAGAAACTACGTTTATATTTCATAACGCTATGTATGATGTGTGTTGGTTACGTCGAGAGGGCTTGTCATTAAAAGGCCACATTGTTGACACAATGATTGCAGCCAGTCTTATTGATGAAAACAGACTATCTTACAGATTAGATGTTCTGTCTAAACATTATATTGGTCTAGGAAAAGATGAAAAAATTTTAGTTGAAGCTGCAAAAGATTATGGTCTTGATCCTAAAAAAGATATGTGGAGATTACCTGCATTGTTTGTGGGACAATATGCAGAACGTGATGCAGAGTCTACACTAAAACTTTGGCAAAGATTAAAAGTAGAATTATACAATCAAGAATTAATGGACATATTTAATTTGGAAACTAAATTGTTTCCATGTTTAGTCGACATGAGATTCAAAGGTGTAAGAGTTGATCTTGAAAAAGCAGATAATATTAAAAAAAATCTTATGAATCGCGAGGCTAATATTGTCAGTAAAATCAAGGGTTTAACCGGAGTTGATGTAGAAATACACGCAGCGAGAAGTATTGCAAAAGCTTTTGATAAATTAAAACTTCCGTATGATAGAACAGAAAAAAGTAAAGAACCAAGTTTTACAAAAAACTTTTTACAAAATCATCCACATGAATTACCAAAATTAATTGCAGATGCAAGAGAGATAAACAAAGCGCACACAACTTTTATAGATTCAATAACAAAACATGCTGTCAATGGTAGAATACATGCAGACATAAATCAAATAAGATCAGATCAGGGTGGAACTGTGACTGGTAGATTTAGTATGTCTAATCCAAACTTACAACAGATACCTGCAAGACATCCTGAACTTGGTCCACTAATTAGATCTATATTTATACCAGAAGAAAAACATACATGGGGATCATTTGACTATTCACAACAAGAACCAAGAATTCTTGTGCATTATGCAAAGTTACAAAACTTAGAAGGTGTTGATGAGATTGTAGATGCATACAACGCAGGTGATGCAGACTTTCACCAGGTTGTTGCAGACATGGCAGGCATAGAACGTAAGCAAGCCAAAACTATTAACCTTGGTTTAATGTATGGTATGGGTAAAAATAAATTAATGGCAGAGCTGGGTTTGATGAAAGATTCTGCAGAAAAACTAATTAAACAGTATCACACAAAAGCTCCGTTTGTAAAACAATTGATGGATAATGTATCTCGTAAAGCAAACGATAGGGGTAAAATAAGAACGCTATTAGGCCGTGCGTGTCATTTCGATCTTTGGCAACCAGTTCAATTTGGTGTGTTCAAACCATTACCTTTAGAGTTGGCTAGAAAAGAATATGATGAGCCATTAAAACGTGCGTTTACATACAAAGCTTTAAATAAATTAATACAAGGAAGTGCTGCTGATATGACTAAAAAAAGTATGGTAGCATTATATGAAAATGGTATAATACCACACATACAGATTCATGATGAGGTAGATATCTCTGTTGAATCTGATGAAAAAGCAGAGAACATAATTGAGATTATGGAATCTGCGGTGGAGCTAAAAGTACCTAATAAGGTTGATTATGAAAAAGGAAAAAATTGGGGCGATATTAAGTAAACTAAACGTTTGGTCGCTGTATTATAGACAAGAAATCGTATTGTTTTCTGCTGGATTTATAGTAGGTTTTATTCTTGGACTATGGCTTTATTAAACGCAGACATCCCACCTATTTATTGTAAAGTACGGAAGGAGTATTTGTATGATTTTAAAAAACATCACGGAGAAAGTGAAGAGTGTGTTGTCTTCGGTCT